CCGAGACCACCGGAGGCCCAAGATACTGGAGGGAATACAAAGATGAGTCTGTCCACACCAGAATTTCCTGGCGGGTTTGCTGAACTGTGACGATCTTGGAGCCATGCGACAAACGCACACTGCCCGCTTGGTTGGTGGCAGAAGGCGTCCAATTGGCAGCATCTTCTTGGTCAGACCAGCGAATCAGCATCGGGTCAATGTCTGGGGAGCCGTAGTCATTCGTGCCAAACACCATCACAAACCGGCTCGTATCTGAGACCAAGATGTTGTTCTGCACCGTCGGAGCGTCAGACGCACCGCCCAGTGAAGATAAGGGAATACCCCTACTTGTGATGCTGTGCGTACCAGATCCAGCGCTGGATGTATTGATAGCAGTGCCGCCGTAGGTCGCGGATAAATTAAACGATGTACCCGTGGAATTGATCACGTAGTAGACCGTTCCGACTGTTAGCCCGGTTGGTAGGCTGCCTGTTGATTGAAGTTGAATAGCCGTGCCATCAGACAGAGAGACCGTGCTTGTAATCACCGCAGGACTCGCATTGGAGATGCCTGTCAGTGTGCTGGCAAACAAACCAATTGAGGCGTTCCAGTAATAAATGTTCCCGCCCCGTGGGCCGTAGATTAGGTCTTGTCCGTAGTTGCCCTGAGACCATAGGCGGATAAGCTCAGTGGTCAGCGCACCGTTACCCCAGGTTCCAAGACCCCAGCCACCTGCGCCCCATCCGGTTAGAGGGATGGCAATGGCGTTACCCACATTGAGCTGATAAGCCGCGTGGACAGTCGTGCCACCCCCACCAGAAACAGCGGTAGCAGCAGAAGCCAGCGTGACGGTGTAAGTCGTGGAAGTTGGGACTGAAACGATCTGGTATTCGTTGTTTACATCTACCCCACCTACAGTGGAGGCGTTGCTAAATGTGACGTAGTCGCCGACTTTAAAGCCCCCATTGGCATCCGTAACCGTCATTGTGGTCGTGCCGTTGGTTGTAAATGGGCCGTTTAAAGTGTAGGTTGCCCGTAGGGGCGTGTTGTCGTAGTACGCGCCGCCGTTTTCAATGTAGAACTTCAGGTTGGTGCCGGTGCCCATCAGGTTCAAACCGTCCAGCGTCACCCAGTTCCACAGCGAGCGGCAGATTCCAACATAAGATTGGTTGGAAATAGGTGACCATCCCCCAATGACTTCAGGTGTGCCTTGACGAAAACGGATTTTCTCTGACTCGTAGAAGCCGCCTTCGTTGGTGTAGCGGGTGTTTTCTCTGTTTACACCCGGCTTGAACTGGATCTTTTGTAGCATTGTAATGACCTGCCATCAACTAGGAGAACACCATGTACGCCTACGTCAGGCTCCTAAAAAGAGCGCCCGCTCATCATTGCGGCGATTTTGCAGACCTTTTAACACTTTACCGCCCGCTAAACAATACTTTAGGAACTCTTCCGCAGCGCCTTCCATGTCCCCACGAAGCACCTTTTGACGGAGCGTTGAGCGCTGTAATGTTCCCAGGCCAGTGTTGAAGCTAAAGCTAACCAAAGCATCAAATTGCCCTTGGCTGAAAGCAACTGGACAATAACGCTCCACTCCACGCTCAAACCGATTAAGGTCGCTTCTGAGAATCCCATCTATTTCCTCGTTTGTGTAAACGCGCATATCCTCTGAACGGGGCTGGAATGCATCTCTCTGATCTAAAGGTAATTTTGCTTGTTCTGGATAGGCGACATGGCCCACGCCAATCGTCCACAATTTAGCTGGGCAACGGTACGGTTTATTCCGCACGCCCTCATGATGCTTGATCATGGCAATAGCCTTAGCGCTGACGTTCATTTCTTGCTAAACGCCTGTGAACCGAACCAAAAGCTCACGATACTGCCCCAGATCAGCTGGGTGTCGTTATCCCAAATCTTGTCCAGTGCCACGTCAAACGCTACGCCAGTGTGGACTGCGTAATAGAAGCCAAAGACATCCACGAAGACCAGCAGCATGAACATCCCGTAGGTGATGACGGGCCTGACCAGCGCACGGGCATTCTTGACCCACTGGCTTGTCCCCTCGTTCAGGCTCATGTCGTGAGCATAGAGGGCTTGGCGCTCCTGAAGAGCAAACTGCTGGGAGGCTGAATCTGCCTGGATTTGAAGCTGCTCGGTCTTGATCTCTTCCACCCGCGCTTGGGCTTCAAAGCCAGCCTTGCGCATCTCCAGTTCACGCTCGGTCTGCATCCTGGCCAACTCAAGCTCGTGCTTCTTGTCTGCACGGTCTTGGAAGAACTCCAGCAGCTTGGGGAGGCCACCCATTAGGAATGAGAGAAGATTGGTAATTAGAGTCAGCATCACAGCACCATTGCGTAAACCATGAATGACAGGCCGACAGCGCCGACCACCACGCTACCGTACAGTAGCGGCATCATCACGGCAAGGATAGCAGCCGACGAGAGAACGATGCTGAGTTGCAGCGCCATACCAGCGTAGGAAAACCAGGGCGACCGGTTCTTCGCCGCATCGCGATCAGCTTCCGCAGACTTCGCCTTTTTGCTGATCTCTTCCATGTCTTCCCGAAGCCGGATCGCTTGCTTATCAAAGACATCCGCCGACTTCCCGCCTTGCTCAGCTGCCACAGCATAGATTGAAGCCCTCACGTTTTTTGCCTGATACCACGACCACAGGTTATTCGCCTCGATGGTTTTGCCCAGGACTTTGCTGGAGTTGGATCCACCAACCATGCCGTTTACAGCCAGCAAAAGAGCAAAGATGGAGATTGTGATTGCAGCCCACTGCTTGACGTGGGCCTCACGCTCGGAACGACTTGCAGTAGAAGGAGGTGCTTTAAACATAGCTGACGGCCTGATAAACAAACATTCCAATCACGCCAAGAACAACGAGAGTGATGAAGATTGCCGTGATGACGTCCACCAGTTCAGCCATCTCCTTCTTGCGTTTTGCAGCGCGTGCTTTCTCTGCACGGGCTTCTTCAATCTCGGCTCTGTGAGCCTCGGCAACACGGGCTTCAATCTTTGACCAGACGTCGGCATTTCCTGAATAAATAAACAAATTCTTCAGTTCAGCCTCAAAAGCCTCCTGTTGCATTAACTCCATTTCAATCTGCACGGCCTGAGCCATGCTGGAGCCGCCGGACTTCTTTGCTTGAGCAATCGCCTTGTGGGTTTCATGCTTTGCTTCAAAGAACTTTCCGACCAGCGGCCCCAAGCTGCGAACGTCATCAACTGTTGACTTCGCTTTCTTAATCAATGCAACAGCCGACTGGACTGCAGCAAATGCGGTCATCGGATCAATCATTTCCTACAACCGCCTTTCAACGGTTAATCGTTGAGACCGACAGGCTCTTCTTCAGCCTTCATTTCCGGCACCGGAACTTGCGGAATCGCTTGCTCACGGATACCTTGAATCAGGTCAGCGACCTGTTCAAACGGCTGCTTGGACAACAGCATCAGAATGAAGTCCACCGCTTGCAGCGGCAGTTCCAGCTTAATAGAGACCTTCTCGTTCATGTGAACTCCTAGACGCACCACTGAGATGGGGCAGTGGCGTAACCCCTTTCAAATTATGCAGCCCAAGGCAAGGGCGTATTGGTCGGGGAAACCGGGGGCGTGATTTGGGAATTGATCTGGCCCTGCACGTTCGCCTCAAAGTTGGCAATGCCTTGCTCACCCAGCGATGCCTGGACCCAGCCAATCACTTGATCTTGGGTCAGTTGATCGTAAGGCACAAACGTGCTTTCTTGGTTGCTGTCAAAGACAGTGTTGCCATCAATGCTGGCGGTGTAATCACCGTCCACCCCGGTCAGCTGCCAAATCACGTTCACGACGTAATCCGGGTCAGGGGTGTTGACGGTGAACATTTGCTTAACAGTCCACGAAAAACTTGTTGCCATTTTTATGCTCCTTTCAGTTGAGATTTGAGGCTGTCAACCTCGGCTTTAAGTTCTTTGATTGCCGCGACAAGCAGCGGAATTGTTTCCGTATATGCCAAGCTCAGAATGTCTGAACCGCCTTCTTGCTTAATTGAGGTGACAGCTTCAGGCAGAACTTTTTGAACATCTTGAGCGATCAAGAAGCTACGGCGCACACCTTCTTCGTCAGTTTTGTACTTACCAATCACAGCGCGAAGTTCGGATACTTTGCTTGCTGCATCAGTGATTGGCTCAATAATGTCCTTGATATTTTCGTCTGAGAAAGTTCCCCAAGATGTTCCACCACTGGCAAGCTGAACACCTGCTGTCAACGAGTTGAAAGAAATTTGGAACGCTGACGTTGAAGTGATGCTTCCAAGATACGCATTGCCACTGGTAAGCGGAATTTGCATATAGGCATTTGTCGTGCCCAGCACCCAGTTTCCGCTGTTGTTGAAGTACCCCCTCGGATTCCCATCACCATCACTTAAAACGATGTAGTTGCTGGCAGTGCGAATGTCGAGGCCACCTTGGTTGCCGCCATATTGGCCAATTACAGTATGCTTGGTGCCGGTAGTGATGTACTGTCCCGCATATTTACCAAGAAGCGTATTCTCACCGCCCAACACATAATAGCCAGCTTGATACCCAACAAAGGTATTTCCGGATGCGGTTGTATTTGCATACCCAGCCTGATAACCCAAGGCCGTGTTGTTTGAGGCGGTGGTGTTTGAATAGAGCGCAGAATCACCCAAAGCCGTGTTGTACTGACCTGTAGTGGCAGAAGCCCCAGCAGTTCCACCCACAAAAGTGTTGTACGGGCCAGTAGTAACAGCGGATCCAGCGCCATAACCAATGTATGTGCCAGAACCAATCGTATTGGCATATCCAGCTTTCCATCCTACAGCAGTAAGATTTCCGTTTGTCTGGTTGCTGTATGCGGCTTGGTAGCCAACGGCGGTGTGGTTAGAGCCGGTGGTGTTAGCTTGAAGCGCCCCTGTTCCAACCGCCGTGTTGCTTGTTCCGGTTGTATTTGCATAAAGGCTTTGGTAGCCAAAAGCTGCGTTGTTGCTTGCAGTGGTATTTGCTTGA